TCAGGCTGTGTTTTAGCACTATCGTATGGTTCTATCTCATATAGGGATAGTGTTCTCTTTGTTACAGGCCTGTACAATACACTCATTATCTTATTCCAATTCTTGTCAATTGTTATTTCGGTGTATTTCGTAATATCCAAATAAGCCCCATAAGACATTGTAGATAGATTAGGTTCAAATCCATATTCCTTACCATTAATCTTAATGATGTTTTGCAATGGATACTCAGCATCCCCCATAAACCCTCTCAAATCAGATTTAACGGAGGTTAATATGTTTGTGGGTAGTTGGGGTATAAAGCCAGGTTCAATCCCACACAAGTGATATAAGAGAGTTGCTACATAAGCTACCTCATCATCTTGCCCATAGGCTACTAAATCCTTTTGTAGTTTAAGATAGTTCTCTAAGGTTACTGCTGACCAACTTTGTGGTACTACAATCTCTATTTCCTTTTTCATATTAGTTACGATTTAAGGTAGGTAGTTCTAATGTGGCTGCTTCTACGATTGGTTGTGTTACTACGTTAGATGCTTGTTTATGAAACTCTGCTAATCTCTTACCAGCGTTTGTAAGTTGTTGTTGTAACTGAAGTATGTAACCACCTTGGTCTTTACTTAGTTGTTCCAATTGTTGGATGTACTGAGCCATCTCAACTATTTGTTCTTTAGTGATTGTATCTAATGTTATCTCTTTCATAATTTATCTTAAACTTAGGGTGTATGTACCATAATTCTTTTTCTTAGTTGATAAGAACCAACTTGCTACATATCTTGCAGCATCAATTCCGTGGTCTGGATACCTACCATCAGGCTTGTTAGTCAACATCTCATTCTTATCCTTTTCCCACACATATCCATAGAACTCATCTATAAGGTTCTTAGAACTCTTTGTAATGAATATACGATGTTGTTTCATTGTATCTATACCAGTCATTATACTATCAGGTCCCTTTACCGCTGGTTTAATGTTGATACCACCACTACGGAATATCTCATCAATCAATCTTGGGTCTGCTGAATCTGCTATCACTTGTCCGTTTCCGTATTTGTTATAAGCCCCTCTAATCATATTTGATATCTGATTGGCTAGTAATCCTTTCATATAACATATCTCATCGTATAAGATACCCTCATCGGTTCTAAACAATGCTACCAATGCGGTTTCATCATTGGTAAAGCCAAAGTCAATACCATAACCTAAGAGTTCAGCGTTATCAGGTATATAATCAATAACACTTACGTTATCAAATACCAATCCATCCACAACACCAACTTGCCCCTCACCATATATCTTCCAATACGATGGTGATGTAGTTCTTAACAACTCTATCTCCCTTACTAAGGTATCATCTAAGAATGGGTTATCATTGTATGTACTAATGTAAGTTTGAGCTTCAGGGTGTGTAGCTAATTGAGTGAATATCCAATTGGTTGCTGGTATGTTAGGGTTGAATGCTACTACTATCTTTGTAGTAGTACGAATACTGAGCTGGAAATAATCTTCATAGTCCAATTCCGTAATCTCATCTACAAATAGATAATCTCTTTTACTACCCTTTCTTCTTTCACCATCTTGTACTGAAAGGAATTCAATAGTAGAGCCATTATCAAATGTATATGCGTTTTCACTTGCTCTCCAACTTTCTTCATCCCATAAACCCAACTCCTTCATTATACCTTTAAAGTCTCTTAGAGTGGATATACGGAGGGATGGGAACGATTTACGAACTATGGATATCATTAGGTTAGGTTCTTCTAACGCTTTAACGATAAGGTATTGTACAGCGGAGTAACTCTTCCCACTTCTTGTCCCACCTTGTAGTATAACGATACGTGGTCCGTGAAGTATATCGGTGAAGGTTCTACTCGTCTTTATGTTTAGATTCATCTTCTTTTGATTTGTTTATAACCTCTACTTTGATTTGTTCTACTTTTGCACTTACTTCAGCATCTACCTTCATATCTACTGCTTTCAAACGTGGGATAACGTATTCTAACAACTTAATGTATATCTCAGCTGCTTTGACTGGGTTCTTCTCTCTTATCTTATCGATATCTTCTGCAATATCATCCAATCCCTTTGCAGCTAATCTAGCCAAAGTTAGTTTAGCCATTTCAGTACTAGCGTTTAACTTACCAGCTGGTCTACCCTTTCCGAATTTATTACCTTGTTCAAATCTGCCCATATTCGTTTTCCTCCGTTATTTAATCGGATATATCTTTATATATTAACAAGCCTATTCTTCTTTGTACTTAAAGAAATACCTTTGTGGCTTCTTAACCTTTCCTTTTACACATTTGTAAACCGATGATACATTAACACCACTTTGCTTAGATGCTTCGTTCATTGAAGGATATGTTGCTATGTAGTGTCCATCTATACTCCATTGTTCAATCTCTCTCATCTCTCTTGGCTTTCCTTCTGCATCTGAGTTATAGAAATGACGGATGTTATCCATTTGTGTACACCATTCTAAATTAAAAGAATGATTGTTAGTCTTTACACCATCTTTATGGTTAACTGTATTGTAACCATTAGGATTGTCCACAAAGTAGGTTGCTACTAATCTATGTGGATAAAAGGTTTTTCTATTCTTAGTGTTCTTATCTCCAATACATAATGCTACTTGCGCATAACCAGTCTTTGGATTGATATGTTCCTTTATGATTAACTCTTTATTGTTTACTCTTTTACTAAGTACTTTACCATTATTACCGATATAGTAATCAGGTGTATCTTCGATTTGTCTCCATTCTATCATTTTTCTTCTTTTTTTAATTTATTATAATCTTCCGCAAACATCCATATATCTCCGTATGCGGTATTTGAAAATCCTCTTGCACATTTAACTAATGATTGTGCTTTTGCTATTGGTTCGTTATTAACCTCACACCATTGATTAGCTGATTCATACTTTTCTATGATGTTGTTATCTTTATCTATTTTGTAGATAGGTTGTTGAGAGTATCGTACAACGTATGGTATATCTTCACCCTTAACTCTTTTTTGTGTCTTTTTATTGTTCTCATCTCTTCTATCTAATCTAGCTGGATGAGCTCCATCTAAAGTAACCATCCAATTTTCCCCATAGTACTTTCTTCCTAGCTTTTCCATAAAGTTGGGAGTAGCTAATATCTTATCTAATGCTTTTTTATTAGCTCGTTTAATATCATCATACTCTTTTTTAGTTTTAACTTGTGGGCTTAGTTTGTATTTCTTTCCTTTATTACTCATCTTCTCTTTCAAATGGATTCTGAATGGTTTCTCTAATTTCTTTCTTAATGGATTTAATATGTAAGAAGATTGTGCTCTTACTTACTCCTATTTCACTAGCCAATCCTTCGATTGTTTTATCTTTTCCAAAATAGTACAGTTCACTTATACGAGCTGATACCCATTTATCACCACTTTGCTTAGCTTTTAAGAAACTTTTAACTTGTTCGTAAGTACTTTCTAACAACTCATCGTAGTTCGTATCGTATTCCTCATCTAATTCGGTATCTTTAACTTCGTTATCACTATACCTATTTTCAATTTTTATCTTATTGATGAATCGGCTGTTGATGAAACTTCTACAATATCCTAAGTTGAAAGAATCTAAATAATATAATTTTTCATTTTGCTTCTCCGCCAAATAGAGGTATAGTTCTGCAACTAACTCATCTACCATTTCTGAATCTCTACATATGTTATATGATACCTGGCGTAACCATTTATCATGTTTACGATATAATACCTCTAATCTTTGGTTATTTTCTTTCATCTACGAATTCCTTAACTGTTTGGAATGCCTTAGCCCATAATCTAGCTGATGATTTACAACTGCAAGGAGTTGGTTCAGTTGATTTGGTTATAGCCTTGTAACTTTCCCATACGGTATTCATATGATGTTTAGGTATAAAGTTTGTCACTTCACCTACTACTTTCTTTAGGTTATCAAATTCTTCTTTAGTAAAAGGATGATATATAATTTCTTGTGATTCCATATTATATAAATAAATTTACACCATCACACATTCCATTGTATGATTTGTTTGTTAATCGGTTCAGCCATTGCTTACGTTCACAACATCCACAGCTTTCGTATCCTAATACATCTACTGCTATCCATTCTGAGATTCTTGCTCCAAATCCAAGTGTTACCACGTGGATTAGAGCTTCAATGTAATCACCAATTTTAATCCACTTTATCATAGTGTATCTAATTTTTCAATAAACATTGTTAACAACTCCTCTCTTAATCTACCTTCAAAGGAACCTGATAGGATTGCTTCTGCTTGTTCGATAATCTCATTATCTAATTCATTTTTAATCCATTGTTCCAACATATCTGGCTTACCTGAGTTAGGGAACTTAAACATTAGTTCACCTTCTAAGGCTAATCTAAGTTCTTTCTTATTTGGATGTGAGTTATCTAATTTCTTATACTCATGCATCAATTCTCTTACTGCTTCTTCTCTTCTAGTCATTTTCATTTATTACTTTACTTAATTCTTCAATCATTTTATTTTTTCTGTAATTTACCAACCATCCTATTAATATGTATGGATTATCTGATAAGAATTCTGATTGTTCCCAAGCTTTCATTTCTTCTGAAGTTGGTTCATCTAATAACCCAAATGGGTCAATCATATTTTTTATATTCATATTACTCATTTTTAATTAAATTCAGCAAAGGCTTCTTCTACTTCCTTAGCTATTCTTTTTTCTTGTTCTTTAGATTTATCTTTAAATTTATCTTGTTCTTGTTCTTTATCTTTATCTTTAGTACTTAGGTAAGTGTTAGGTAAGGGTATAGTAAGAGTTAGGTTACCATTACATTCTTCTACTAAATTGTATTCTTTTAACTTTTTAATTGCTGATAGAACAGGTTTACTTTTCTTTTCTAAGAAATCAGTACCATACTGAAATTCATTAAACTTATTAATAATAAATCTATCTTTAGAAATTCTAATTAATCTCTCAGATAAAGTATTTAGTAAATCTTCTTCAGTAACATTGGTATCGCAATTGAAGTTTAATCTTCTAATACTCATTTGCCATATCCCAGCGTTATCACAATCATCCAATAAATAAAGCCATATTAGTTTAAAATCTTTACTCAGACCCTCAAACCACGGGTCTTTCCACTTTTCAGTTTCACTCATTCGTTTTGCCATTTCTTTAATCTACTTTAAATTATAATATTCAAATATACAAAATATTTTTAATATATCCAAATCTAAGTGGTAAATAATATTCCACTCATATATAAGTATTGCACAGAAATCTCAAAACGCTGTTCCGAGTAAAATAAATTGAAAAAAGTTTAATCGAAGAATTCTTCAGCTCTCATAACTACACCAACATACT